AATAACTTATGGGGTATTCATGGTCACGAATATGTTGGCGGTATATCTGCGCCTGTTAATCCAGCACGAGGCCTGTTCCTGAAATCTAAAGTTAGTTGTTTTCAGGGGCATAACCATCAGACAAGTGAGCATACTGAACCTACTCTTTCTGGTAAAATGGTTACTACTTGGTCATTGGGCTGTTTATCAGAACTTCATCCGGCCTATATGCCATTGAATAAATGGAATCATGGATTTGCAGAAGTAGATTTAGATGCAAACGGAGAGGACTTTGAATTTAAGAATAAGCGTATATTTCAGGGTAAAATATTATAATGGAAAAGGTAGACCACCCAGCGCACTACAATGGCGGCTCCATTGAGTGCATAGATGCTATTGAAGAAGCAGTTAAAGGATTAGATGGTAAAGAAGCATTTGCTACTGGTAACGCAATTAAGTATCTTTGGAGGTGGAAACGAAAGGGCGGTAAGGAAGATTTAAAAAAGGCAGTTTGGTACATTAACAGACTAATAAATGAGGACTAATGAAACTAACATCTACACTAAAAATATCTACCTACGGATGCAAGGTGGTACTTATTATTACAGATTCATTAATCAATGAAGCTAATAAAGTATACAAAAAGCATAAAATGGAGCAGATGTTTGAAGGAGATGCAGAAGGTACAGTTATCACCCCAGACATAGATGTCTATTACATGATTATAGAGCAAAAGTATTTAAGCCACAATACCCTATCACATGAAAACTATCACATGGTTAATGTAATAAAAAGTGACAGAGGTATTGTAGATGATGAAGCTGGAGCATGGTTATCAGGTCACATAGCTGAGTTTATCTACAAATTCATAGACAAGAAGCAGCTACCCGTTAAGCACTAATACATATAATTCAATTTGACTTATATAGGATAAAAGCACGTCAAATTGTGCAATTTATGACACATTATGTAAATAAAAAGTACGTTATGATGTAAAATTCCGACATTAAGCGCATCATATTGCACTTTCGATTGTGCAGTTAATTACACATTATGTACGCAAATACGTACAAAGTAGGGGTAAAAATTGCCAAAAAGTAGTAGTATTACTACCTTTTGTATGTCTTAAAATATAATACCATATACCATATCCAGCATACTATATACCACAAGTAAAGTACCAGAATATGTAAGTAGTAATACACTATATTGAAATAATGAATAGGTGTACTTTAGTGCAACTTTCATATTGTTTCTGGTTTATAGTTATCTACATCAAAGCAGTCGGTAGGTGTTTTGTGCTGGTACCTTCTGCTTCTTTTCTTTCTTGGTTCATACCCCATTTCTTTGTAATAAGTAAGTATTTGTAGGTAGGTTAATCCAATGTCTGTTACCATTACTGAGATTGGTTCTTTGGTATGGTTCTGGTCTATGTATTGTTTTTGTAGTTCTGTCATGGTTTTATTCGCTTTCGTTTTCGTAGTAATAGTTAAATTCTTTGGCTGCCTTCGGATTGTTTTTATTAAAGTTTTCAAGGGCAAATGAATATCTAAGTAATTCTAATTGACATTGGTATAGGTCATCACGTAGCGTATCGTTTTGAACCTGAAACTGCTTTACTTCTTTTGTTAATTCATTATTATCATACCATAAATACCCAATAACTAAGGTTAATATAGCAATGGTGAATATTTCTTTCATGGTGTTAATCGTTTAATAGTTTTTTTCTGTCTTTAAGACTTGCCAAATACAAGATAAAATAAAAGACAAATAATATTAGGAGGATTTTTTCTTTCATGTTTTACTCTGGGTTCTATTACTGGTTTTTTTAGTCTAGCTTTTGGTGGCTTTGGATATGACCTCCAAATTTTAACAGCGTTTTTACGGGCAATGTATAATAAATGGTTCATTTGACAAGTCTTTTCTTATTGTCAATAGATTTATATAGTTCCTCTAATATTTCTTCATCAGTTGGTTCCATTTGAGAAAACCATTTAATACAATTCCTAATTCCATTTAAGGATATTTCATTAGGAGCAGTGGAAATACTATTCTCTAGCCATTTAATCGTAGGGGTGTCCATTTTTTATTGCTTTTTCAATTAATAATACAATTAATACACAAGCTAAAGTCATAAAGGCTATGAAGCCTAAGAAGATAGCTAATAATATAAATATTTTTAATGCTAACATGATTTACTCATTGTAATTGTGATTAAAATATTCCTCGCTTGTCATTGATGTATTATCAGTTAGCCTACTTAATGAACCCATAACGTATGCTTTACTTATGTGGTTTTTCTCTAGTTCTTTAAATGTAACTAGGCTTTCTTCTAACCAATCACAGAAATCATTTTGGTTCATTTCCTTCTTGGCTTTAATTATAATGTCTATTGGTGTTTTCATTGTGTTTAATTTTTATAGGTTTCATTGTAATATGTATCTACGTTGTTGCCTCCAAATGCTTGGAAGTGGCCGCCTTTCCTAAATGCTTCTTCTATTTGTTGCTTTTCATCATCAAGCATAGTTTCTGCTAATCTTTTAGCATGAAGAAGTCCATAATATTGGTTGCCTCCTAAAGTGTACTTTTTAAGTTCTTTGTCTAATTCTTTAATAAGTTTTTGCATTGTAGTAGTTTCCATTGTTTTATATATTTATTGGTTAAAAATTTGCATCTACGGTCAAGACGTGTACCTTACCTATCTTTTTACTTTCAATTACATCAGGTAATTCCATGCCCATTTTAATTCTGTATTTTATAGCTTGTTGGGTTAATGGTTCTTCAGGGTTCTTTCTATTCTTTCTAAATCCTTCAGGACTAACCTTTGCTGCGTATTCCGATAAACTAATCTGTTTGGTTTTCATCTACTTCTATTGTTTTAATTACTTTAATAATGGGGGTACTTTGTTTGCCATTGGCAAATGCTTCTAAATTGTTGGTTGCTTCTTCTAAATTTCTGGTCAATGTTCCGTATACATAACTTCCGTCTTGGAAAATTTTATACCATACTTGCCCATTTAATTCTGTTTCTTGTACTAATTCATACTTTTTCATGTTGTTTTATTTTGGTGTGTCAATAAATTTAACTTCCTCTCCGGCTATCATTCCATCAATAATTTCCTCTATCATTTCTCTTTGGTCCGGTCTTAATACAGATACCTTATCAGTTATTGCTGGTACACAAAAGACATCACTATTCCATTCTTCCTTTATACCACTTGTAACGTCTTGAGGTAGTATTGGATTGCTAATAAAATCCCTATATATCCATTCTATTTTATCAATATAGGTTTGAAATAGTTTACTGCCTCTTGTATTGGGGTTATCTCTATTAAAGTCCTTTAAATGCTCTTGTGCCATTTTTAAGTGTTGCACTGCGGATACTATATTGGAGCTTGATTTCATACTATTGGAGCCGGTTTTTTAGTGTACTTTGGGGTTGGGTTATATCTTGTAAATTCTTGAGGCTTTATCCACCTATCATTGTGTAGATACTCCAGCTTACCTTTTTTAATTCTAGCGGTGGCGTTTCTTATTGCATCATTCATGGCAATATATTCAGCTACGCTATATACTTTCTTTGTCATGGTTTTCTTTTTTATCTTGTTCTAATATTTTATTGCTTTGGTCTATTAACCTTACCCATACTATTGATATTATGGTTGATGAGATTATAGAGCATATAACTGCTACTAACATATTATTTGGTTTGGTTATACATATCCCGTATTTCTATTATGAGACAAATTATTATTACTATTGCTATTGGTAATAAAATCATATACTTTAATTTAATTAAACAAAGTTATAACTATTTTATTATAGCAAAATAGAATATTTAATAGAATTAACATTTAATTAGCTAAATAATTATTCCAGCTTTTTTCTTGTTTGGCTTTTAAATAGGCTATTTTAAGGACTTTAATCTTTCCTTGAGCAGAATATATATTTTTAACTTTACCGGCTTTAATGCGGTTGTTTATAGCCTTTATTTGCATTTCTATCTTTTCAGGTGTCATGGCTAATCTTTTTGTTGAAATTCATCAGGTAAATAAATAGCTTTACTCATGTGTAGGAAATAAAATTCTCCGTCTTGGTCGTTCTGTATTTCCGCAAAATAAACTACATTATTTACTTTGTATACGGCTTCAGGTTGTCCGGTATCTTTAACGGCTATTAACTTTACTTCCTTTGGTGTTCTGCGTGGTTTCTTTAGGGTTATCATTTTAATTTAATTTAGTGTGTTTTTTAATTATGTTTAGGTGTTTTTCGGTTGCATCTGCTATCGGTAGGTTTTCTAATAGAAAACTATTATGTACTTTCCTTTTAATATGTGGCTTTGCATCTCTTAAATAGTGCCTATATTCATAATTCCAATAGTAAGCTAACCCCATGTAGTTTTCAGTTCCTACAAATTGGTTGTCTAATTCGTACATTTTTGTAAATGCAGCGGTGCTAATTGTATTTAGGTTTATATTCATGTCTTTAACTATTTACTTCATCTCTATAATAACAAGCTATTCCAATAAGCCTATTAATTAGTTCATCAGGGGTTTCCTTTGCCAATGCTACATAATCGGCTGGTGTTTCAAATTCATCACCGGCTAGGTCAATAATGGTGTCAATTACGTTTTGTCTTGTTTCTTGTGTCATGGTTGGTTAGTTTATTTGTTTTCGTATATGTTATTTGTGTTTCTTCCTGCATTGTGCATTAGTACAATGGTCGCATGGCCATCATTTTTACTTAATTCCAATGGGTTTTCCGTTTCGTATATGTATTCACTAGAATAAAAG